TAAAACTGGTTGTCTAGTTGTTTGGGAAAAACCAGTTCCTGATCCTAGCTTTGGAATGTACTATGCTAGTATTGACCCGGTTGCGGAGGGAAAGACTACAACTTCTGATTCACTATGTTCAATTTATGTTATGAAAGCGCCTATTGAGGTTACTAAAGTAACTGTTGGAGAAGCTAAAACACATGTTGAAGAAAGTAAAATTGTTGCTGCTTGGTGTGGTAGATTTGATGATATAAACAAAACACATGAAAGGCTTGAATTAATAATTGAATGGTACAATGCAAGAACTGTTGTTGAAAACAATATATCTCAGTTTATTAATTATATGATCTTTAAGAAGAAGCAACGCTATCTTGTACCAAGAACTGACATTCTTTTTTTAAAAGACTTAGGTGCAAATGCAAGTGTACATCAAGAATATGGTTGGAGAAATACAGGTACATTGTTTAAAAATCACATGATCAGTTATGCAATTGAATTTCTTAGAGATGAGCTTGATACAATTACAAAAGAGGATGGTACAGTTGTTAAGATCAGATATGGTATTGAAAGAATACCTGATCCAATGTTACTAAAAGAAATGCAAGCTTATGTAGATGGTTTAAATGTGGATAGGTTGGTGGCTTTTTCTGCTTTAGTTTCTTTCTTGAAAATATTGGAAGCAAACATAGGTTATCAGAAAAGAGTGGTACATGACGAAGCAAGTAAAAACTTGCAAAAGTCTGAAAATTTATATAAATTAAATAAGAGTCCATTTAAACATATGGGTAGTGCCAAAGGTCTTAATAAACAAGGAATGAAGAGATCAGCATTTAAAAATTTAAAATAAAATTTATGCAAGTATTGAATGCTTTACAAATGAAGAATGGAGCTAAAACTAAAGAAAATAGAGTTGGTTCAATTACTCAACCATTACAGTTTATCTCTAAAAAAGATAAAGACCAGGAATGGGCTGCATGGAATATAGATTGGTTAGAGTGGAATGGTTTAAAACAACTGTCTCATAATGCACGCAGACTTCAGAAAAATTATAAACTAGCAAAAGGTGTAATTGATAAATCAGATTATATTGTTGAGGAAGATCAAGAATATGCAGATGTGATTGATTTACTTACAGCTGAAGATGAATCAGCATTAGAATTAAAATTTTACCCAATAATACCAAATGTGGTAAATGTATTGACATCAGAGTTTGCAAAAAGGTCAAGTAAAATGACTTACAAAACTGTTGATGAATTTTCATACAATGAAATGCTTGAGAAAAAAAGACAAATGATTGAGGATACTTTAGTTCAAGATGCTCAAATGAAAATCATGGGTTCTTTAGTTGAACAAGGTCTTGATCCAGAAGATGAGGAATTCAAAGCTGAGTTAAATCCTGAAAAAATTAAAACACTTCCTGAGATTGAATCATTCTTCAAAAAAGATTATAGATCTACTGTAGAACAATGGGCATCTCACCAACATGAAGTGGATGTTGAAAGATTCAAAATGGATGAACTTGAAGAAAGAGGCTTTAAAGATATGCTTATTACTGATAGAGAATTCTGGCATCTAAGAATGATGGAAGATGATTATGAAGTAGAATTATGGAATCCTCTACTTACATTTTATCATAAATCCCCAGATGCTCGTTATATATCTCAATCTAATTATGTTGGTAAAACAGATATGTTTAGTGTTGCAGATATCATTGATAAGTATGGTTATTTAATGACTGAAGATCAACTTGAGTCGTTGGAAGCAATTTATCCTATAAAAGCTGCAGGTTTTAATATTGGTGGTCAACAAAATGATGGATCATTTTATGATAGTACTAAATCACATGAGTGGAATACTACAGGTCCTTCTTTAGCAATGAGACAATACACATCAATGCAAAATTCTGTTAGTGATCCTAATGATGTTATAAGTCAAATACTAAGTCAAGGTGAAGACTATAATACTAAAAATCATAATAACTTATTAAGAGTAAGTACTGTTTATTGGAAATCACAAAGAAAACTTGGACACCTAACAAAGATAAAAGACAACGGAGAAGTAATCACTGATATTGTAACGGAAGACTATAAAGTTACAGACAATCCTGTATATGATACAAGGTTGTTTAAAAACAGAACATCTGAAAACTTAGTTGCTGGTGAACATATAAGTTGGATTTGGATAAATGAAGTTTGGGGAGGTATTAAAATAGGTCCTAACATGCCTTCATATTGTGGAATGAATTCTCCAGGTGGTTTTAACCCAATATATATTGGAATTGACAGTAAAGAAGTTGGTCCACTTAAGTTCCAATTTAAAGGAGATAATTCATTGTATGGTTGTAAACTTCCTGTAGAAGGGGCTATATTTTCTGATAGAAATACAAAATCTACAGCTCTTGTTGATTTAATGAAACCTTTTCAAATAGGTTTTAATATTGTAAATAATCAGATAGCTGATATTTTAGTTGATGAGTTGGGTACAATTATTATGTTAGATCAAAACACATTACCAAGACATTCATTAGGTGAAGACTGGGGTAAAGGAAATTTATCTAAAGCATACGTTGCAATGAAAAACTTTGGAATGCTTCCTTTAGATACAAGTATTGCCAACACAGAAAATGCTTTAAATTTCAACCATTTTCAAAAACTTGATCTTGAACAAACTAATAGATTAATGTCAAGAATTCAACTAGGTAACTATTTTAAACAACAAGCATATGAAGTAGTAGGTGTTTCCCCTCAACGAATGGGTCAACAAATATCACAGGAAACTGCAACAGGTGTAGAGCAAGCTGTTAATTCATCATATGCTCAAACAGAAACTTATTTCATACAGCATTGTGATTATTTAATGCCTAGAGTTCATCAAATGAGAACAGATTTAGCTCAGTATTATCATTCAACTAAACCGAGTATGCGTTTACAGTATATGACTTCTGCTGAAGAAAAAGTTAATTTTCAATTAAATGGTACAGACTTGTTGTTAAGAGATCTTAATATTTATGTTACAACTAAAGCTAACTATAGATCTGTACTTGAGCAAATGAAACAACTTGCTGTTAATAATAACACAACTGGTGCATCTGTTTATGATCTTGGTAAAATTATACAATCAGATAGTATTGCAGACTTAAATTCTAGTCTTAAAGATTCAGAACAAAAAATACAACAGTCTAAACAAGCAGAAATGCAACAACAGCAGCAAATGCAACAAGAAGCTATTGCTGCAAAAGCTGAAGAAGAAAAACTTAAAAGAAATCATGAAGATATTCGTGATGAGAAAAATAGACAGCGTGATATTTTAGTTGCTGAAATAAGAGCTGCAGGTTATGGTTCTGGACAAGATGTTAATAATAATCAGATTTCCGATTATCAAGATGCAATGAAAGATATACGTCAAGGTGAACAATATCAATCTCAAAACCAACTTGAGAGAGAGAAAGAAAATAACAAATTGAGAATGCATCAAGATAAAAACAATATTGAAAGAGAAAAAATTAATGCTCAAAAAGAGATAGCTGACAAACAGTTACAAATAGCTAGAACTAACAAAAACAAGTATGATGTAAAACAACCAAAGAAAGATAGTAAATAGTTAGCCATATAGTGCAGAAATTACATCTTAATAATTATATTTTTTTAAATTTTTGAAGTTTATTTACAATCAATTTTATATATTAATAATAAGTCACACATAAAAACCAACATTATGCATAAGGATGAAATAGAAAAAAAAGGAGCTGATACAACAACGGTTGATCAGGTTGACATTGATTTAGACAGTTTATTTGGATCACCAGGAGCTGAAAGCGTATTATTACCTGAAAAAGAAGGTGAAAATGAAAAACCTAAAAACGTTTTTACAAAACAAGAAACTGAGTTAGATTTTCTTGATGGTAGAAGTAAAGAAAGTGTTAAAACAAATGAGGAGCTTGATGAAGCTAAAGATAGTGTTAACACATCTGAAGTAATAGATGAGTTAGACACTCTTATTACAGAGCAAGAAGAAGGTTCTAAAACTAAAGGTAGATCTAAAGTAAATAAAGATGCTTTACATGATTTAGCAACAAAGATGATTGAAGAAGGTTCTTTGTTTGCTTTTGATGATGATAAACCATTAGAAGAATACACTACTAAGGATTTTAGAGAATTGTTTGAAGCTAACTTTCAGGAAAGAGAAGCTAATATTAAGGCTAATGTTCCTAAAGAGTTCTTTGATGCATTACCAAATGAATTACAAGCAGCTGCAAAATATGTAGCAGATGGTGGTCAAGATTTAAAAGGACTATTTAAAACTTTAGCTCAAGTGGAAGAAGTTATGGATTTAGATCCTGCAAATACAGATCATCAAGCTGAGATAGCAAGGCAATATTTGTATGCAACTAATTTTGGTACAGCGGAAGAAATAGAAGCTGAAATTGAAGATTGGGCTGATTTAGATAGGTTAGAGCAAAAAGCTAATCAATTTAAACCTAAGTTAGATAAAATGCAAGAATCAATTGTTCAGCAAAAACTTGCTAAACAAGAAGAATCTAAAGTTAAACAACAAGAAGCTGCTAAAAAATATACAGATAATGTATATAATACACTTGTAACTGGGGAATTAGATGGGGTTAAACTTGACAAAAAAACACAGAGTATGTTATACTCTGGATTAGTTCAGCCAAACTATCCTTCAATATCAGGAAAGAATACCAATTTGCTTGGACATCTTTTAGAGAAGTATCAGTTTACTGAACCGAGACATGATCTTATTGCAGAGGCTTTATGGTTATTGTCAGATCCAGATGGGTATAAAGGTAAAATTCGTGCAAAAGGTAGTCAAGAAGTTACTGAAAAAACAGTAAGAATGTTGAAAACTGAAGAGGGTAGAAAGATTACATCTTCTTCACAACAGGAGTCTTCTAATAATAGAGCACCTGTAAGTAAACCTACTAGAACTGTTTCTAGAAATTCTAGAAATATATTTAATAGATAATTGAATAGTTAAATAAATAAAACAAAAATGAGTACACCAGTTTTAAACAACGGTATCTTTTTGCGTGATACAGCATATAATGCTACATCACACATTGATTCTTACCATTTGCAAAATATGTTGAAAGACTCTCAACCTACAGACATGGGTCCTGTAGATCTTTGGGCTATGGCTCAAAAAGTTGAGATGCCTCTTTATCAATTATCAAGCTTTGGTGGTAAAAATATAATCAATGTTGATAATGCACGTGGAGAGTACAAATGGCA